GTCAGCGCCGATCGGCCGCAGGGCCGCGAGTTTCCGACTTGTGACCGGGTGAGATCGCGCGAAGGGGGTGTTATTTGTGGCGAGACGGGCGGCAAGTGCGAAGACAAGCGCGGGAGATCGCAGGAGATCTGCCGCAGATTACATTACAACTTCCGCAGATATTAAGAAAGAGTGTATGGATTTCGAGCTGGCGCGTCTGGTGGAACTATTCAGCCCGCTGCCGGCGAACGAACGGACGTTTATCCAGCCGCTGCTTGAGAACGCGGCGTTCATGCGGGTAACTCTGGACGAGTTGCAGATCAAGATCCGCCTGGAAGGCGCTACGGATGAATACCAGAACGGCGCGAACCAGTGCGGCGTGAAGATTTCCGCGGCGATCCAGGCTTACAACCAGCTGATGAAGACCTACCACACGCTGATGGATAAACTGATGGCGAAACTGCCGCAGGAAGCGAAAGAGAAGAAGAACGGACTGGAGCTGGATCTGAGTGACGTCTAAGAATTACATCCTGACGTACTACCAGCAGATCGTGGACGGCTCCGTCACGGTGGGCGAATGGATCCGGAAGTGGTACGAGTACATCGTCCACGGCCTGGAGGAGAAGCGGTTTTACTTCGATCAGAAGAAGGCCGCCCGGGCCATCGCCTTCATACAGCAATACTGCCGGCACCATGAGGGCCCGCTGGCCCCGCAGCTGATCACGCTGGAAGTGTGGCAGAAGGCGCTGGTGTCCGTGATCTTCGGGATTGTGGACGCGGAGGGCCTCCGGCAGTTCCGTGAGTGCTTCGTGGTCATGGGCCGGAAGAACGGTAAGACGCTCCTGGACGCGGCGATCAGCGTGTTCATGTGCGTGGCTGACGGGGAATATGGGGCGAGGGCCTTCTTCTGCGCCCCTAAATTAGACCAGGCAAGACTGGCCTTCGAGGCCCACTTCCAGATGATCTCGAAGGACCCGCGCCTGGCGAAGCTGGCGAAGAAGCGCCGGACGGACATTTACTTCGAGGAAAGCAACTCTTCATCCATGCCGGTGGCCTTCAGCGAGAAGCGCACGGACGGCCTGAACCCTTCGTTCGTATCGCTGGATGAGTTGGCCAGCTGGAGGGGTGAGGCCGGCCTCCGCCAGTATGAGGTCTTCAAGAGTGCACTGGGCGCCAGGTCGCAGCCGCTGATGTTCGGCATCACGACGGCCGGTTACGAGAATGAGTCGATCTATGACGAACTGATGAAGAGATCGACGGCGGTACTGAACGGAACGAGCAAAGAGACAAGGCTCGCTCCGTTTTTGTATATGATCGACGATCCGGAGAAGTGGAACGACATCAACGAGCTCCGGAAGGCGAATCCGAACCTGGGCGTGTCCACCAGTGTGGACTACATGCTGGAAGAGATCGCCGTGGCGGAGGGCTCACTCTCAAAGAAGTATGAGTTCCTCTGCAAGTACTGCTGCGTCAAACAGACGGCCAGCCGCAGCTGGTTCTCCGCTGACGTGGTCCGTGGAATGTTCTCCGAACAGCGGCCGGTCAGCGACTTTGTTAATCATTATGCCCTGATGGGCCTGGACCTTGGGCAGACTATGGACCTTAGTTCCTGCGCGTGCCTGATCGAGAAGGACGGCATCATCTGGGTGATCAGTCACTTCTGGCTGCCGGCGGAGCGCCTGGAGGAGGCCACGCAGCGGGACGGCATCCCATACCGGGCGATGATCGAGCGCGGGTTCCTCTCCCTGAGTGGGGAACAGTTCGTCGACTACAACGACGTGTTCCTGTGGATAGAGAAGGTCCGGAAGGAGTACAAAATCCTTCCGCTGCAGATCGGCTACGACCGGTACTCCTCGCAGTACCTGATCGCGCAGCTGGAGCAGGCAAGCTACCATTGCGAGAGCGTGTTCCAGGGCTGGAACCTGACGAACATCGAGGACACGTTCGAGGGGATGCTGCGGGAGGGCAAGATCAAGTGTATTGACGAAAACGACCTGCTGAAGATCCACATGATGGACGCGGCGCAGCAGATCGAGACCGGCACCTCCGCCTACTCGCGGAAGAAGCTGGTGAAACTTAGCAAGAACGCACACGTGGACGGGGTGGCCGCCATCCTGGACGCCATGTGCATGAGACAGAACCACTGGGCGGAGATGGGAAAGCGCCTGATGAATGGTGGATAAGAGGGTGAGAAGGAATGGGACTCTTTGAGAAGCTCTTCGGGAAGAAGGAGCAGGACGCGCCGGCGAAGGTAAAGGTGCAGCACACCTTCCAGCTGCTGGACGGCTATGTTCCCACGTTCCACACCTGGAACGGGTCCGTGTTCGAGAGCGACCTGATCCGGGCGGCGCTGGACGCCCACGGCCGGCACGCGGCGAAGCTGCAGGTGAACATCCAGGGGAACGCAAAGCCGAACCTGGTGAACCGGCTGAAGATCCAGCCGAACCCGTACCAGACCTGGAGCCAGTTCCAGTACAGGACATCCATCATCCTGAACGCCCGGAACACAGCATTCCTGGTGCCGACCCGGGGCGAGTACGGCGAGCCGAACGGCCTGACGAACATCGTGCCGGAGCGCTGGGAACTGGTGGAGTACAACGGGACGCCATACATCCGCTTCACGCTGAAGAACAACAAGCGCCTGGCGGTGAGCCTGTACGAGGTTGGCATTCTGACCCGCTACCAGTACCGGAGCGACTTGTTCGGAGAGAGCAACGAGGCCATGAAGGCCGTACTGGACCTGATCGAGATGCAGCGCCAGGGGATCACGGAAGGCATTAAGAACGGCGCCTCCTACCGCTTCAGCGCCCAGAGCGATAACTGGGCGACGGATGAAGACCTGGCCAGCGAGATGGACCGGTTTAACCAGTTCACCTTCCAGAACAAGAAGACCAGCGGCGGGATGATCCTTTTCCCGAACACATACAAGAACGTCCAGCAGCTGAAGCAGGAAAGCTACAAGGTGGACGCTGACCAGCAGGCGCTGATCAAGTCCAATGTGTACGACTACTTTGCGGTGAACGAGGACGTAATCCAGAACAAGGCTTATGGCGATGCCTGGCTGGCGTTTTACGAGGGCGCCATCGAGCCCTTCGCCATCCAGCTGTCGGACGTCATGACCCGGATGTTCTACACGGAGCGGGAGAGGCAGTTCGGGAACCAGATCTTCTTCACCTCGAACCGGCTGCAGTATATGTCCAACGCGGACAAGCTGAACGCCGTCAGCCAGCTGGCGGACCGTGGCCTTGCCACCCGGAACGAACTGCGGGAGATCCTGAACCTGGCACCGCTGCCGGCGCCCTACGGGGACCAGATCCCGGCCCGCGGAGAGTATTACGACATCACGAACCCGCCGGAGGATAAGGAACCGGCGAACGATAACGGAGGCGAAAGCAATGAATAAGGAAATGCGGGCCTTTACCTTCGAGGTGCGGGCCGAACAGAACGAAGAGCACGGCACCTTTATTACCGGCACGCCGATCGTCTTTAACCGGGCGACAGACATGGGCTGGTATGAGGAGACCATTAACAAGGACGCGCTGAATGATTGCGACCTGAAGGACGTGGCGTTCCTGGTGGGCCATAACACGGGGATGATCCCGCTGGCCAGGAGCCGGAACAACAACGAACACAGCACCATGCAGATGACCGTCAACGATGACGGCATGGACATCCGCGTAGATCTGGACACAGAGAACAACGCGGAAGCGAAAGCCCTTTATTCCGCTGTCAAACGCGGGGACATGACCGGTATGTCCTTCATGTTTGTGGTGGATAAGGATAGCTGGGCGGACGCTGACAGTGATTACCCGAAGCGCGAGATCCTTTCGATCCGCAAAGTCTTCGAGGTGAGCGCGGTGGCGTTCCCGGCATACCCGCAGACAACCATCCAGGCGGCTTCCGAAGACACGACACTGGACAGTGCGCGTGCCTCGCTGGAGAGCGCAAGGCAGCAGCTGGCGGAAGAGCGGGCGAGACAGGCCGAAGACGAACGCCGGAGGGCGGCTCTCATGCGGCTGAATAAACTTATTCATGGAGGGACAGACAATGTTTGATCTGACCGAAAAGTCCGTGGAAGAGCTGGAAGCCAGGCAGGCGGAGATCGCCGGCATGGAGACCGAAGGCGTCGAGACGGAAGAGATCGAAGCGCGGGCCGGTGAACTGGAAGCCATCCAGGCCGAACTGGAAGCCCGTAAACAGAAGGCCGCCGAAGAGGCGGAAGCCCGGAAGGCCGTAGAAAACGGCGCCGGCGAAGTTAAAGAAGAAAAGCAGGAGGAAAAGAAAATGGAAGTTTCCGAAATCCGCAATACGCCCGAATATCTGGACGCTTTTGCCAACTACATCCGCACCGGCAGCGCTGAAGAGTGCCGCACCGTGCTGCTGTCCAAGAACGCGCCGGCCTCCGGCCAGCTGCCTGTTCCGGACATGCTGGAAGGCATCATCAAGACCGCGTGGGAAAAGAACGACTTCCTCAACCACATCAAGAAGACCTACTTCCGCGGCAACCTGCGCGTGCCCTTCGAGCTGAGCGCGACCGGCGCCTGGAAGCACGTCGAAGGCACTACGGGCCTCACCGAGGAAGAAATCACCATCGGCATCGTGACCCTGACCCCCGCGAACATCAAGAAGCTGGTCCGGGTGACGGACGAGTGCATCGCGATGGGCGGCGAAGAGTTCATCAACTACATCTACACCGAAGTGGCCTACCGTGTCCTGGGCGAGCTGGTCAATGAAATCGTTGATTACATTGACGACCTGGGCACCAGCAACGGCGCGACCGCGATCGGCATCCCGAAGGTCAAAGTCGCCCCCGGCGTCATGGTGCTGCGGAACGCCGCTACCAACCTGACCGCTGAGGATGCTTCCGACCTGTGCGTCGTGATGAACCGCCTGACCGAGGCGAACTTCAACACCGCTTACGCGTCCGGCCAGTTCGCGATCAATCCCTTCGACGGCTTCACCAAGGTGTACACCTCCGAGATGCCGGCCTATGACGCTGCCAGCGAGAACGATATGTACGCGCTGATCGGCGACCTGAAGGCTATCCAGGCGAACTATCCGGAAGGCGAAGGCGTCACGATCAAGTGGGACGACCTGAGCGAAGCGGAAGACGACATCGTGAAGGTCGTCGGCCGTCAGTATGTTGGCTTCGCGGTGACCGCTCCCGGCCGCCTGGTTAAGCTGACCAAGCCCGGCGCTTAATGAAAGTTAAGCTGCTGCGGGACGTAAAGCCTTTCGGACGGACCGGGGAGATCGTTACGGTTTCCCCGGCCGCCCTGGAATGGCTTTTGTCCCTTGGGATGGCCGTGGCGGCGGAAGAGATCGGGGAGCGGATCGAAACGCCTGAAAAAGTCCCTGTGGTGGAGACGGCCGTGAAGATCCCGGCAAAGCCCGCGGCGAAGAAACCCGCGGCGAAAAAGGAGAGAGGTAAGTAAATATGAGGCTGATGGTGGCTGTTCCGACGGTGGACTATGTTCCCGCGGACTTTGTGAAAAGCCTGGCAAATCTGTGCCTGCGACTTGGGCGTGAACGAATACCGGCAGACGTGGAGATTATCAGCGGAACCCTGGTGTATATCGCCAGGAACCGGCTGGCCCTCCGCGCGATCCGGGAAGAATACACCCACGTCCTCTGGCTGGACAGCGACATGACATTCAGCGACAGCATCGTGGAGGACCTGCTTTTCTGCGGGAAGGACATGGTGTGCGGCGCGTTTGTCTCCAGGAAACGGCCATACGGTCCATGCGTTTACACCGACATCTCCGACCCGGCAAACATGAAAAAGGTGGAGAACTTCGGGACCGAACCCTTCCGCGTGGACGGGTGCGGATTCGCCACGGTTCTGACCTCTGTGAGTCTCCTGGACGCCGTGCAGTCCAACTTTGGAACCTGCTTCCGGCCGACAGAGCAATACGGAGAGGACCTGGCGTTCTG